TTCTCTTCCTCTTCCCTTATGTGCTCAGCAAGCTGTTCTTGCAGCTTGAAAAACGTCGAAAGCTGAGTACCGATGTCTGCCATGACTTGGGTTTCGTTGACGGCAACGTAGGCTTCCTTCTTTTTCGCCACAGGCTTGGGGCTTGAGGTGGGCGCTGTTCCGAAGAGTTTTGCCCAGAATCCTCTGACTGCTTTGACATCTGAAGCAACCTCATCGACAGTTTTCTTGATCTCCATGAAAGACGTTTTAGCGTCTTTGTAAAGCTTGCACCCCTGCTTAATAGCGGCAACGCAAGCATTAGCGGCAAAGAGGATGCTGAGCGGATCAATTTACAGCCCCAATGGTGCTTCAGGCCACTCAATTGTCCAAGGGAAACCTGCTTGAGTTGGGACGTTGCGTAAGGCAGTACGGTATGCAGCCCATGCAGCTTTGTCAGCAGTGCTGTCGGCAATCTGTGTCCAGTCGCTGTCTTTGAGCTTATCTGTACGTGAGTTGCGTACATTTGTGGCTTGCTCGGCGTCTTTCATTGCTTTGTAGGCAGTTTCTTGTTCAGCGGCTGTTGTTTCACCGTCTATGAAGACAGGGCCAAGGATGTACTTTGTATACCACTTGCCTTCAAGCTGTTCCACGCCAGAGCGTTGGCTGTACTGATAAACCGTGCCGCCAGAGGCTTGTGGGCCTTCAAAGATTACGTCTGCGCCCCGGTCGTTTAGGTTCTCTTCTGTGGGGCGTCTGGGCAAATCCGAGCCTTGTGGAAGACGGCGAAACTCGTCTTCGTACATGACCTGACCTGTTTCTCTAATTCTGATTTCCATGATGATTCCTTATGCGATTGCCAAAAAGATGAAGGTTCCAGCACTTGCATTGATGGCTGCTGGCGCTGTGCTGCTGATCTCAAACCCTGCGCTATAGGTGTCAACGTAGTCAGTACCTGTGACTTCATTGGCAGAAGTATTTAGTAACAAATACGGATCGTTACCAGCAACAATGCCACGGGCAGAATCCCAAACGTACCAGTCCCCTGTTGAATCAGTGCGCTTTATGAGTACAAATCTAGCCCCTGCTGTGAAGCCGCAGTTAATTTGCAGAGTTGTACCTGTGCCTGTGTAGCTGCCTACTTTGGAAACACCAGCACAAGTTGCAAAGAGGTAGGCAACATAGGTTCCAGCGGAAGCATTTGTTGTGGTGCTTGTACCAACACTAAAAACAGAAGATGTTGGTGTTGTGCTATTCCATCTTGTTGTTCCCGTTGCTTTAGCCGCATTTGTATTTAAAACAACATACTCTGTATTTGCAAGTGCAGAACAATAACTGTCCCAATCTGCCGTTGTGTCCCTGCGTTTTACAATCATTAACTCAGGAACAACGCCAAGGTTGTGTGTAAATGTTGTGTTACTTCCCGTCCCCGTATAGCAAACTTCATCAAAAAACGATGGGGCTCGGCGGAAGTCCCAAGCAATAATGCTAATACCCGATTCGTTTTCATTGCCAAAGCTACCAACAGTAAAACCAGTTTGAGTAAATGCAGTCAATCCATCTGCTCTGGTTGTTTCTGCCGCAGTACTGTCTGGAGAGAGTGATTTTGTTGCGCCTCTTAGCCTATCGTAAACTCTAGGACTATTAGATGCAGTTCTGCCTTTAATCCAAACCAAATCTAAAGGAGGGCTGCCACTAGTTATTGATTGTGTAGCGCCATTTCCCGTATATAAATCAGGACTAAACACTGTTGTACCCAACGTAGGCACTTTCATCGGGCCACGGCGTATGGCTATGTAGATAAAAGATGCTGAAGTTGTATATCCAGAAACAGTAAATCCTGTTGCAGTAGGAGTAATTGTCCCGCCTGCTGATTCCGCACTTGAAAGATTTGAGCGTAATAATTGAGCGGCAGTACTAACTGTCATTCCACGCATTACATCTGAAATAAACCAGTTACCTGCAGCGTCAGAACTTTTTTGCAGTGTCCATTGAGGCTCATATCCAAGAGTAACTGTTGCAAGCCCACTTCCATCAGTAGTAAAAGTCCCACAAGAAATCACATTGTCCGTACCAGCAACGCCAAATCCTCCTGCGTCATGGGCAAAGATGTACGCTACGTAGGTAGCGCCATTAGTGTTTGTATCTTGGTCATTTCCAACAGTAAACACTGTACTTGTCGGGTTTGTGTCGTTCCATAAACTATTGGCAGTTTGTGCAGAGTCGGTAGCATTTAATTTTAAAAATTTTGTTCCACCTAAAGAGCGATGGTAAACAGCCCAATCACGGACAACGCTTGTGCATTTCACCATAATACAACCCGGCACTGAGCCAAGATTATGAGGCACAGTAAGCCCGGCAGACCCTGTACCGGTATACGTCACAACATCAAAAAACTTAGCCTGCTCTCGGAATGTCCATGAGGCGTACAAAAAGCCATTAGCATTGACAGCGCCATTATTACCCAATGAAAACCCAGAAGTGTTAAATGCTGTAAGTGATGTTGCGGCAGCAGATTGTGCGTTAGTCAGATTTGAAAACAATTGATTGGTAGCACCTCTAGCCGTATCAAACAAATTATGGTTATCAATAAAATCTCTAGACTTAATCCAAACCAATCCACCCTTGGTAGACAAGTCAATGCCATTAGTAATGGTCTGTGTAGCACCTGTACCCGTATACAAAAAGCAAGAGAACAAATTCTCAATAAACGCGCTGGGGTCTACGTTTCCAGCCGTAGGCCATATCCCTTGCTTGGCGTAACCAGCTTGTTGCGTCAGAGTCCAAATGCCGGGGGCGGTGCTATTTTCATACGGGCCAGATGGAGTCGCTGGATTCTTGGTGATGATTCCGCCGGGGTACTGATTAGACATTAGTCACCTCAACCCATGATGTTGTTGGCTCGTCCCATGTGTAAAGCTTGTTGTCTGTTGGCATTGGTGTTGGGGCATTCCATAGACAAGTCTGCTCATCTAACAACCAAGAAGCATAAGGCTGTGGAGGAATGAATGCATCACGTTGGGCATCGTAGGTATACCCTATACCAGCGTAGTTCTTACGCAGTGGACGACCTTCAGGGTGCTGACCACCATGTGTGTTGTATGAGGTCTGAACCCAGCCTGTGCCGAACAATCCAGAGTCAATAACATCTTGTTCAGCCACAATGACTTGGGTGACGATGCCGTTTTGTATTTGTGCAAAATGTGCCATGTTGTGCCTCAGAATGTGATTGAACCTGAAGAGGTAAATGTGTAGATTTTGTACCCGCCAGTGTTTGTAAAGGTAGGAGAACCAGTAGTTGATGCGGCGTTATTAAAAGTATTGGCGTAGCGAATAATTACTATGCCAGAACCACCATTTCCACCATTATTTGATATTGCAGTTCCCGCACCACCACCACCACCACCACCTGTGTTTGCAGTTCCAGCGGCTGCAACATTTCCACTGGTTACACCTTGAGCGCCGTTACCTCCACCGCCAAGTCCACCAATACCAGCAGGAACAATTCGCTTAGTTCCACCGCCACCGCCTGCGTAATAAGTAGAAGTCCCTGTAATAGATGATTGAAGACCATCGCCGCCATTACTTGTTCCATTACCTGTAGCACCCACAGCGCCAGCACCGCCGCCTCCGCCACCCGGTATGTTCGTTGTGCCGCCTTGACCGCCCGCATTACCTTGACCAGACGGAGAGGCAGCACCACCAGCGAAGTTATTATATGAACCACCGCCACCAGAGCCACCAGCGCTGCCAGCTGCGCCGTTGTCTCCACCTTTTCCACCACCAGTAGAGGTAATAGAGCTAAAGACAGAATTATCCCCATTTGTGCCATTACCGCCAGTGCTTCCATTTCCTCCAGCACCAACAGTTACAGTAATTGGTGAGCCAGTGGAAACAGAAAATCCTGATGCCGTTCTATAACCACCAGCACCGCCGCCGCCAGCGTTATCCCAACCCCCTCCACCACCACCAGCAACTACTAGATATTCAACTGTAGAAGTTGGATTTGCCGCAGGAGTAACACTGTTTGAAGATGCACTTTCTGCGCCGTAACCAAGTGCATTTTGTGCGGCTACTGTAAATGTATAAGCAGTTCCATTAGATAAGCCAGTTATCACAATAGGAGAAGAAGCGCCTGTTGCAGTAATACTGCCGGGGGTTGATGTAACTCTATAGCCTGTAATTGCAGAACCGCCGTTACTTGCTGGAGCCGTAAAAGTTACAGATGCTTGGGCATTATCACCAGTAGCAGTGCCAATCGTGGGCGCTCCGGGAGTGCTAGGCCAAAGACTTTGACCCTTGGCTTGCATCTGTTGTGTACGTGTCCAAATACCAGAATAATTAGGCATACCTAGTCCTTAGAAGGTAATTGAACCAGAAGAAGTCCATTGGTACACACGGTAACCACCAGCCACTGTTATTGTTGGTGATCCTGTAGTAGACGTTGCCGCCGCAAAGGTATCTGCGTAACGGATGATTACGATGCCAGAACCACCAGTGCCTCCAACGCCACTACTGTAGTTACCGCCAGCACCGCCGCCACCAGTATTAGCGGTTCCGTTACCACCCGCACCATTTAAAGAAGCCGAACCATTACCGCCACCGCCTAAACCACCTGTACTAGCAGTGCCGTTGTTAAAAATAGCACCGCCGCCGCCGCCAGCGTAATAAGTGTTTGTACCTGTAATTGCTGACTGTATACCAACACCGCCACTTACACCAACAAAATTATTGCTTCCAGTGCTGCCCACAGCGCCAGCACCGCCTCCTCCGCCCGAAGCAAAATCTCCCGCAGGCGGATACCCGCTACCACCAGCAAATCCTTGCCCAGCAGTACCAGCCCCGCCAGAGTGGTCATTGGTGTTTCCTGACGAACCACCACCGCCGCCAGAGCCACCAATAGATCCAATTTCGTCTGAGCCAGTTGCGCCCCTTGCGCCAGCACCCCCGCCAGTAGAGGTTATTGTTGAAAAGACAGAATTTGACCCATTAGTACCTCGATTTTGTGGAGCAGGGCCGCCTGCGCCACCCGCACCAACAGTTACTGTAATTGGAGAACCCGTTGAAACAGCAAAACCAGATGCTGTTCTATAACCGCCAGCACCGCCGCCGCCGCCAAGATTTGAGCCGCCGCCAGCGCCGCCAGCAACAACAAGATATTCAACAGAAGAAACCACAGCTAGGGGGGTTACGCTGTTACTTGCCGCACTCGCTGGGCCAGTCCCATAAGCGTTTGTTGCGGCTACGGTTACTGTGTATGTATTTCCGTTTGTCAATCCAGTCACAACAATAGGTGAAGATGCGCCAGTGTTTGTAAACACAACACCACTTGAAGAGTCTTTAGCAACAGCAACATACGAAGTAATCGCGCCACCACCTATATTAGCAGGCGCTGTAAATGTTGTAGACACTTGTCCAGAAGAAGCCGTAGCCGTACCAATCGTAGGCGCGTCAGGAACCAGCAACGGAAAGTATGAAGCCGTTAAAAACCCTCCTTGGTAGCGCATACTCATGGTGCTACACCTTAACTTATGACTTCGTAGGAGATTGTGTATGTAATTGCGCTGGCTGTACCAGACGTAATTGAAATTGACGTACCTTCCATCAGGTAGATGGCGGTGGTTTTGTCAACTGCAATTAACGAGGCATTAGCAGGCACAGATACTGCTGATACTACGGGATAGGCTGTACCGCCCGACGGGGCAGAACCTTGAGCCACAGCGCCGTTGCTATACACAGCCACAGTCGCATTTGCTGCGGTAGCCGTGGTGTTAGCCGCCACAATCTGATTGATCTTAAACACCTGACCGCTTGAGGCGGCATTAGGAACAAGAACAACTGCGGCTGTACCCGAGGGGGTGTAATAAGTTGTTGTGCCTGACGCTGTGGTCGCGGCGAAAAGATTTGGATTTGCCATGATAATTCCTTAAAAACCAAAGACCATTGCGATTGCCGTTGCCTTCGCTTGAGATACACCACTTGCTGCTGGTGCGGTTGATTGCCAAGTTGTACCGTTGCTTGTCAGTACATTGCCGTTCGTGCTGGGCGCTACAAACAAAGGAGCAGATGTACCGTTGCCCAAGATGACGTTGTTGGCTGTTAGGGTAGCCAAGCTTGTGCCGCCGTTAGCTACTGGAAGAGTCCCAGTCACGCCCGTGGTTAGCGGCAATCCAGTTAAGTTAGTTGCTGTCCCGCTACTTGGTGTTCCTAATACACCGCCATTGACAACAGGTGCACCAGCAGTTCCCACAGCTACGGCTAAAGCAGTTGCTACGTTAGCGCCTAAGCCACTAACGCCAGTGGAGATTGGAAGACCTGTAATATTGGTTGCTGTGCCACTAGAGGGTGTACCCAATGGCCCGCCGTTGTCAATAATCCTAACCCAAACACTACCGTGAGCAAAGAACATTGCCCCGTCAGCATGGCTGTGGGCCAGCGCACCATGATACGTGGCGGCTGATGGGAAAGCCGCTTGATTAGCATAGTAAAAAGGAATAATCGAACTCGCCTGTGGCGCTGTAATTGCACCATCGTCAGCTATCGTCACCAAAGACGTTTGGATTATGTTTCCGGCTGTCGTGTCAAACCGTGTGATGGCATTGTCTGAAGGGACAATACTTCCAGTCGTATTGCCGTATATGGCCCGCCCCGCAGGGTAGGTAACAAATACATCTTTAGTGCCAGCAGAAAACGAAAGTGCCGAAGGTTGTGTTCCTGAGCTATTTGCTAAAACAGTTGTCCGAGCTAAGGTCGTTCCCGAAGCAGTGTATGTACCAATGCCCACCTCCCACTCGTTACCTATTTGGGCTGCAATGGTGTAGTAGGTTGTGTTGGCATTACCAACTACTGCAAAGGATTGAAACCCAGTAGTTGCGCCGCCAAGCGTAATAGTCCCCGTACCAGTTGTGGTGGTGGTCTCCTTTACGCGGTCTGCAATAACTATAGCCATATGTATCCTTATTCTGTCTCAA